ACAAATATAAAATAATTTTTTGAAAATATCGCTCATAAATATTAAAATGCAACAATTTATATATAAAATGGAAAAATCATATTTTGTGCCTTTTTGCCGTTTTTGAATTTATTCAAACCATTTAATGATTTTTCTATATATTTTCTATACATGACCGTAAAATGGAAAAATCATATTTTGTGCCTTTTTGCCGTTTTTTAAATTTATTTAAAAACCATACGATGACATTCATAAAATATAAATTAAATAAGTTATATGCTTATGCATATAATTTAATAAATTAACGATAAAATCATTTGTCTTCTTTTTTCTTAATAACTTTTTTAGGTTTTGCTTTTGTTTCTCCTTCTGATGATTCTGAATCGTCCATTAATTCTACGTCATCTTCGGTTTCACTTTCGGTTTCAACTTTCTTATTAATTACTTTCTTCTTAACAACTTTTTTCTTAACAACTTTTTTCTTAACAACTTTCTTAAGTTTAACCACAATTTCTTCATCAGTTGACTCATTTTCTGATTCACTTTCCGTGTCAATTTTCTTTTTAATTGCCTTCTTATTGACAACTTTCTTTGATTTCACAGTAATTTCTTCATCAGATGATTCATTTTCTGATTCGATAACTTTTTTGATTTTATTTTTTCCTTCGACTGTCACTTTTTTATCTTCTGGTTCATCATCTAAGATATAATTTTCTTGTTTTTTACATGAGTTGATATGATGTTCAAAACGGTGACCAATGAGTCCATCAATTTCAACAATGTCGTCTTTTAACAATTCTATCATCGCATAATATTTTTCCATTGTCGCAACTATTTTTTTTTGATCTTCAATTGATGGCACATTTATTTGTATATTTAAAAAAGTCTCTTGATTTATACCTTTTTGTGCACTTCCAGATGTTAATTCAAATATTTTCATTTGATTGCTTAATAAAAAATGTCCGATAAATTTTTTAATGACTTTGTCATTAATCACATCAAATGTCCATGCATGATGATTCATAAAAAATTTTTCGTTAACATATCGCACACAATTTGCAGAAACTCCATCTTTTGCAATTATATATTCATTTTCTTTGTTAAAAATATTGGATGATCCAGAAATCCCACCACCCCCATATATTGGATATATTCCAGTTTCAGTATTTTCTTTTGTTATGTATGTTCCTGTACTCAATGATATAACATTTTTTAACGTGTCATTGATATTTTTACATTTATTTATCATGTCATCAAATGTTCCTTCAATTCGTTGATTTATATTTTTAATATAATTTTGTGTATTCTCTTTTTGTGCATAATATGAATTTAACTCTTTTACCAATGCATTTTGAACAGATAATGCAACAATTGGCACATCCATATTTAAAATATCATCGTTTTTGATTCTTTCTCGAACTGCACCACATGATTTATCATTTATTTTATCAACTAAATTTCCATGTTCAAATGTGTGCATAATAAATTTTGGATTTGCATTGTTTAAAATATTATATTGTATGCAATCATTTGATATTACACAATTCGTATCATTTTCACTAACAATAGCAATCCCACCTTTTTTTGCTCCCATTTTAGACAAAACAATGTTTCCACATTGCAACATGTTTAATTTATTAACATCATCAAATGTTTTTTCTTCACATTTTTCGATACCCTTAAACCATTGTTTTATTTTACATGTATGATATCTTTCATATTTATTTGTTGGCTTTATTTTTGGAGATTCACATAATAAATCACGCAATTTATGAAAATTCAATGAACCACTTATTTTTTCTGGTTCGATGTAATCTCTGTGTCGAAGTATATAACTATTTTTTTTTAATTTACTGTGTTTGACATTTATTAATTCTGTTTCTGTTTTATAGTCATTGCCTAAACTTACAAATTTGGTGTGTTGTGTTTTTTGTCCCTTAATAAAAAATAGAACACATACATCTATTGGGGTGTATGGAAGGAATGTTCCAGGAGGTAATATAGTCACTTTATGTAAATTGCAATTGTCAATTAACATTTTTCTTATAGCGACTTCACTTTTATTTGTTCCATTAAGTTGTCTTCCATTTGGAACAACTATTGATGCTTCTCCTTTATCTTTTAAAACATATTGTATCATCTGCAATGCTAAACATATTGCATCATTTGATTTTACTGGCAGATAATCTTTTTTTGATATTTCATTAAACATACTTGGAAATGAACTATCGTCATCATAATTCATTCCTTTTATACCAAATGGCGGATTTGTTAAAACAATATCAACCTTGTCAGTCATATAACATCGTAAACTATCACCTTGCTTTACATTCTCAGGCAAATATCCGGTTGCTAACAAACAATTATTTGAACCAATCACACTAGTATTATCATTTTTTTCAATTCCATATAATGTTTCATCTATTATTTTTTTGGTTATTGCTTCTTCATTATTTTTATATTTTTGTTTTAAAATTTTATATGCGCGAGTCAAAAAACCACATGTTCCCATAAATGGATCCATTATTTTTTTTCCAACATCAACATTTACATTTTGTATCATATAATCACATACTTCACGCCTCGTAAAAAATTGTCCAAGACTTCCACCTGTTAACTCCGTATTTAAAAAATGTTCATATGCTGCCCCTTTTATATCTGAATTAATTGTTTCCCAATTAATTTTACTTATTTCTTTTAAAATTATTTCGTATGTCGAGTTATGTTTTATTTTTGGTAATTTATCACATGTGATATTAGCTGTTTTAGGATGAATCCACAAAATTTGTTTAAACACACAATTTATTATCTCATGAACATTACCTCTTGCTTCTTCACTTAATACTCCATCTTCTACAATATTTTCAAAAAGAGCAAATTTTATGTATTTTTCACTTGCTTTTGGAAAATTATCTTTGTATTTTTTAATATCAAGCAAATCAATATCACCGTCTTTAACTTGTGGATTAATTAGTCTTAAAAATAAAAGCATATTAATTTGCATTAATGCATCCATCGTTACAATTCCTTCTTTATCGCGTAACAATTCATGACATTTTGATAAAAATTTTTCTATTTGTTTTCTGTCATCATTTGTATTCGATTCTTGATTTTCAATAATTTCCTCAGCTGAAATACATGGAGATTTCTTGTTATTTTGATGTCTTTTCAAATCAGTTTTTAATTTGAATACTTTTTTACATAAATTGCATTGATGTGAAGACATGTTATATTTATTTGTTAATAATATTAATAAAGAAATTCTTCTTTATATATATTATTAATATCAATTTTTATGTAATATTTACATATTTTACATATATAATAAATCATATTTAATGTGATTCGACTCAAACAAATAACATAATTATACATAATGGTGCCAAAAATAAACAATATAATTTCAAATTTTATTATAAATTATTTTATTTATGAACACATATTTTCTAATAAATTATGTAAACTGTATTTTGATTATGAAATTGATGTAAATATTAATGATATTTCAACAAATGAATTTTTTATTAATGTATTAAAACAAATAATACCAGATGTAATTGATTTATTCAGAGTTTCACAATGTTGATATTGCATATGATGATATTATATTTATGTCAAATAGATGAATCATTAAATAAAAATATAAAGTATCATATAATTATAAATTTTAAATATGCTTTTGAATCAAACATAAACAATATGTATGTTGCACAAAAATTAAATGAAAAAATTATAATTTAAATAGAATGTTATTTTAAGCGCCCAAAATCTAAAACATTAAAGTTAGGTTTAAAAATATTTAATGGATTTTTGGCACATTTCGAAATATTTATTAATAGAATTAATAAATAAATAAACAAATAAACAATAAATTAATCTTCATTTTGAATTCCAAATAATGTATTAAAATTTGTAAATTCTTTGTATGATGTAGGATCTTTTGGAATATTTTGATGTTTTTTAATTAATTCATCATAATAATATCCACCCATTCGATCAATATTTTTGTGTTCAGCATAAAAAGACCGTGCAAGTTTACACAAATTAGTCCATTTTAAAAATTTATTCATCTCAATTCCAAAAAACTTGTTGGTGTCGATATTTCCAAATAATTCAGTTAGTTCATCCATTGACGGTAATTTATAATGTCTTGCAAATTTATCATATTTATGAATTGCATTAATGTCAATGTATTTCATTTCAGAATCATTAATTGAATATGTGTTTTTGTCATAAATTAAAATATTTTTTATTGATGACATATGTTTATCGTTAATATTTTTCACAATGAAATCATTGTTTTTTAATTTTTGTTTGATTTCATTTAACGTTAAATCACCATCATTTACTAATAAATATTTAATATGTTCATTTATATCAGTTATTTTATTTTTTAAATTTTTATTATGTTTTTGAACTCTTATCTCAATATCTTTTTTGTCAGCGTTTGATGCACTTAAGTAATCACTCCAAGTAATCCAACCTAATGTTTTATACACACCGTCTGCATTTTTTGGAATATTAAAATGACTTTCTCGATTGTCACACCATTCATGATATTCATTTTTTGTTATAAATTTTAAACTTTTAACAAATTCTTTCGCTTTATCAAAACTTTCAGGAGCACATTTATTAAAATCTTTTACTAATTTCATTTTAATATCCAATTCAAATTTATTTGTTCCATCAGTGCTAAACTCAATTATATTATTTAATCGTTTTTTTGCATTGTCATTATGTGGTGCAGAATATTCATTAAACCATTGTACAATTCTTGAATCTTGGTGACTCAGTGCACGCAATAACACACGAACATTATTGTAATCACTTTTAAAATTCACAATATCAGTTCCTTCTGAAATCAACATTGGAATGAACACATATGATATTTTTTTATTTGGATGTTTTCTAAATGCACGACCCACGAACTGAACTATATCGATAGATGATTCCATATTGTCAACTGGAACAACACAATCTATAATAGGAATATTAACACCTTCATTCATGCATTTTGCAGAACATAAAATTGATACTTTTGATTGTTTAAATCCATTTGTTATTACATTTCTTTTGCTCATAGACATGTTACCATCAATAGTGCTTATATTAACGTCATTTTCATTTGTCAAGTCACTCAATATCCGTTCAAAGTATTTTGTTTTTTTAATGGTGCTATGTTTTGTGATTATATGTGTTATGTCAAATTCTTCTATAAATTCTAATAATAAAATTGCTTTAGCATAATATTCAACACAACAATCAAACTTATATTTTTTTTGAATCATTTTAATTTGCGATTTAGTTAAATATTCTTCAACACATTTATTATTAATTTTTATAAGATAGTCTGATAATGCACCTTTATTAATTGCATCTAATGTGGACATGTTAAAAATAGTTTTACCATATAAATTTTCATTATCCATGCTGACAATTTGTAAATCATCATTATTATCATCATTCATTTTAATAAATTTTTCGGTGGCAGTAAAAAATATTTTTTTTGTGTTATTATCATCATATTGTGAAACATAATAATTAAATCCTGAATAATTATCATATTCATCTTCATTTTTTGCATGCGTTACTGCTGTTTTATGTGCTTCATCAAACATGATCAAATCAAATTGTAAATCTTTTAATATAGCACAACTTTGATAAGTCGAAATCATTATTAAATGTTGATGTTGTTGATGATATTCATTAATTGTACCAGGATTTGATTTGCTAAATAATTTATATTTATTTAATTGTGTTGTTTGTTCTGAACCAATAAAACACATTTTTATGTCTGAATTATATTGTTTTATCATTCTATCAAACATTTCACCAATTTGATTTAATAATAATAATGATGGCACCAAAACTAATATTTTATTGATGTTGATGTTTTTAATGATTTCAAACATAACCAATGATTTACCTCCCCCGCATGGTATAATTACTTTACCTTTTTTATTAGTTTTTAAATGTAAAATGCTTGCATCAATTGCTTCTTGTTGATAATCACGAGGTGTTAATATTTCTATGGCTTTATTAATCATGTGATTTTCAATCATATCAAAATAATGTTGTAATTCATCAACTTGTGTGTTATTTACTTTTTTAATTTCTTTTTTTGTTAAGTCATGATTTTCATTTGTTAAATCAAGGTCAGCTATCATGATTTGACTGAAGTTATATTTGATATCTATCAAATTAAAAAAGTTTTTAAGATGGTCAATTGTTGTAAATTCATAATATTCAATTCCACCTGTTCCATCATATTTAACATACGGATTTGAATATCGTTTTGATGATTCTTGTATCAATTTATCAATGTTGTAACATGTTATGTCATCATTTAATATTTCAAAAACATAAAGTTCATGTGTAGAATCATCTAAATCATGATTATATGTTTTATAATTTGATATTCTTATATCAATTTGTTTTGTTGAACCTATTTTTATAATATCACATCCCTTGTGAATTAACATATAAATCCATCCATGATCAGATATAAACATTGTAACTTTGTTTAATTTAATGTTATGATATTTATAGTATAGTGTTAAATAATCAATTTTTTTACGGCAATAATTACATTGCGTATCTTATTACTTTTACACATAAATATTTCTTTAATTTTTTTTACGTAATAATATATTTATTACTTGTGATTACATTATTTTTTATGACATCATAATTTAAAAATAAATTAGTAAATAATGCTTTTATTTTGGTATTATTTCATTCATATCCTTTATAATTTTATGCATTACATGTTATGATGCATTACATGTTATGATGCATTACATGTTGTGATACATTACTATTTTATTAAATGCTTTTTCGCTTATATTATCTGTTTTGTGCATTACATATTGTAACGCATGACCATTTTGTTCAACTGCCTTCATACATATTTTTTCTGTTTGATTTTCGACATATTGTAATGCATTACCATTTTGTTTAACTGCTTCTATGCATATTTCTTCTGTTTGATTTTCAACATAATATAATACATGTCCATCACATTTAACAGCTTCCATACATATGTTGTCTGATTGATTTTTTACATATTTCAATGCATGTGGAGATTGTTTAAATGCTTCCACACATATTTCATATGTTTGGTGAAGCACATATTGTAATGCATGTGCAGATTGTTTAACTGCTTCCATACATATTTTATGCGTTTGATTTTTAACATAATCTAATGCATGTATATATTGTTTAAACGCTTCTGTGCATATTTCAATGTTTTGTTTTATTACATATTGTAATGCATGTGGTGATTGTTTAACTGCTTCCATACATATTTCATCTGTTTGATTAGTTACATATTTCAACATATTACCATCTAGCTTAACATAATCTATGCATATATTCTCAGTTTGATTATTTACATATTGCAATGCATTTTTGTATTGTTTAACTGCTTCAACACACATTTCATATGTATGAATATTTATGTATTGTAATGCATCTACATTTTGTTTAATTGCAATTATACAAATTTCATCCGTTTGATTTTTTACATATTGTAATGCACTCGCGTTTTGTTTAATTGCCATCATGCATATTTCATTTGTTTGATTATCTATATATTGCAATGCATGCACGTTTTGTTGAATTGCAAATATACAAATTTCATCCGTTTGATTTTTTATATATTGTAATGCATGATAATTTTGTTTAATTGCTTTGATACATATTTCATTTGATTCATTCACGACATATTGTAATGCATGCCAATCTTGTTTAATTGCTTCAATACATATTTCATTTGATTGATTCATGACATATTGTAATGCATGCCAATCTTGTTTAATTGCTTCAATGCATATTTCATCTGT